TATTTTTATTTGTCAAATCTTTTTACTTGACAAAAGGTATTCTCTGATATATTTTATAGATGCCATGAAAAACGAAACAAAAGCTATTTTCTCTAGATTCGAGCTCTCGTTGTATTATAAGATGAAGGAATTATCTGAGAAAGAAAGCAGGACTGTTGCTTCTGTTATAAGACAAGCTGTAAAAGAATTTTTCGAGAGAAGGGAATCCAAATAACTATGAACGATATTAATTATATTCGTAAATGGCAAAAGGAAAACCCAGGAAAAGTAAAGCAACATAGGAAGAGATACAAAAAGAAACTGAGGGACAATGGGAAATTAGGGGTAGGTGAAAGAAATTCCAACTGGAAAGGTGGCGAAACAATACACGAAGATGGGCATGTTTTAGTTAGGAAGCCTGACCATCCCCATGCAAATGGAAATGGTTATATCCGAAGGTCTAGGCTAGTCATGGAAAAGCACTTGGGAAGATATTTAAAGCCAGAGGAGATTGTTCATCACGATAAAGATAAAGATGATGATCGAATCGAAAACCTCAAATTATTTCCAGGCGTATCTGAACATGTGTCTTTTCATTGGCAACAAAGAAGATTAAGAAAAAGAATTTAATAAAGGAGATCTAACTATGCTTGAACCAACCCGGGAACAAATCAAAGAGGCATTCAAGAAAACGATTGAGAGGTGGGAGAGGATTGTGGAGGATGTGGATTATTTTAGTGAGTCAGACTGTGATTTGTGCTTATTGGAGGGCACTAAAGAAGATTATGTGTGTAGCCAACTATGTCCAGTAAGCCTATATGGTGAGAAAAGTCATTGCCATGGAACACCATATAGTAATTTCTTTCATGTCAGGACTACTGAAAATGCCCTAGCCGAGCTTAATTTCTTACGCAAGGTATATATCTGGTGGACGGAGAAAGGAGCAAATAAGATTTTGGACAAAGTTGCTATGTATGGCAAACAAGAGAAAAAGGAAGAGTGGGTGGATGTTACAAACGAATTATCCTGGGAATTCAGAAAAGAGGCAATGGGAATTGGATTTGGAGTATTGAGCATGTATTACAAGCAGACGCTTATAGGTCACCTTTGTGCAGACGGAGGGTTTTCATTTGTAGACCAGAGATTTAAGAAAGAAAGAAGTGGTGTTTGGTTCCGCATCCTCAAAAAGATAAAGTCCTTAGACCATGCTGGCATATGATATAAACCGATGACCATACCAAAATCAATTAAAAAAACACAAGGCAGGATCAGCCTTACCAAGAGAATAAAAATGAAGTGCTTAGACTGTGCCGGTGTCTCAAAGGAAGTAACTCTCTGCCATTTATTCGATTGTCCTCTTTGGGCCGTAAGGTTTGGCTATCCTCAAAATAATAAGCAATACAAACAAAGGATGAAGAGCGCGGAGGCTTATTATGCTGAGGATTTCAAAGAACTAAAGCAACAGGGTATTGATATTGCAGATTTTTACAAAGAGTATCCGATTTCCGCATTTCCTAAAAATGGTTAGTGAAAGGCAAGAAAATTGGCTGTTTTTGGCTGTGAGAATGCACATAAACAACATACAGAAAAAAACGATGCAAGGTGAAGGGTAGGGCAAGGGGAAAATGAGTCCAACAGAGTAAAGGAGGAAATAATGCAAACCTGGCGAATCAAAAGAATGTCATACCAAGAATTGAGGGCACAACTAAAGGCTGTCGGTAGCCTTCTTTATTATTACCAGAAGGGAAAAGATTATCCAGATAGTTGTCCGCTATGCAAGGTGGGATGGAAATATCATAAAAGAGCAAAATACGCTTGCAACTCTTGTATTTGGGGAATCATGCAGGGCGAAGATTGTGAAGATTTCGCGAAAAGAGAATTTAAGGTTCTCTCGGCAGGCTATATAAGTATGACAGATGCTTGGCACAAGGTTCGCATCCCCATGCTCAGGCGGTGGAAAAAGATATTACAAGCAGAGAAAGATAGTAGAACTGAGGGAGGAGGATAAATGAAACGTTGGCAACAAGAGAAATGGAGACAAGAGAAGCATCTCTGGCAAAGACGTAAAAAAAAAAGAGTCAAATGGTTCTTCCGGTTATTCAGAGAGATGACAAGTGCAAAACCCCCTCAGTTTCCATGGTTTGTAAGGCTCAGGAGGTAATAATGAATATTATAAAACGGATAAATTGGTGGGTGGTATTAGTTTGGATTCTCATTCTGGCTGGGTTGTATGCCATCTGGTATGCAATTTATTTGTTTGTCAAATTGCTCTCAATGAGTATGGGCCTAACAGCATGAAGTGAAGATATGCCAAAAGGCAAAATTACCTTTTCAAAATATAACTCTGGAACAGGAGGACATGCGTATAAGATTTATAAAAAGAGATTTCAGGGCCTGATAAAACATTTGGAGGCAATGCTTGAAAGACAAAAAGCATTGGCTAGGCTTCAAGATGATTATGAGCTCGATAGAGCCATATCAAAGGGAAAGGAAGGAACGATAAGTATTATTATTGATCTTGCAAATGGTTATTTTGAAGGCAAGCGGTGGCCAGAGAAAATGTTTTGCTCTCTATCTGAAAAATTAAGACTTCATTATTACGATAATAATAAATCAACTAAAAAACATAAAGGAGGTAAAAATGTTGTTTCATCCTGCAAAAAATGAATCTGCCTACTTGAAAATGGCGATTTACGGACTTACCGGGACCGGGAAAACATACACATCGATACTCATAGCCATGGGTCTCTGGCATTACTTAAAAGAAAGGCTAAAGGTAAAACCGAAACCCATCTGCTTTTCAGATTCTGAAACAGGCAGCGATTTTGTATTCGATCGCTTCAAGAAAGAACTTACCGAGACTGGTTTTGTAGTTGCCAAGACAAGGGCATTCAAAGACTTGGTGGATATGGCTGATGAGGCAGAGAAAAATTGCTCTATATGGATTATTGATTCTATAACCCACTACTGGAATGAGATGATCCAGTCGTATATGGAGAAACACGACATAAAGAGGATAACGCTGAACCACTGGGCACCACTAAAGCAAACATGGAGAGATTTTTCTGACAAATACATAAATAACAATATCCACATAATCATGTGCGGCCGGTCAGCAGATATATGGGAGGAAGTGCCTGATCAGGAAGATATTTTAGAGTTAAAGAAAAGAGGAACAAAGATGAAGGCTGAGGGAGAGATGGGACACGAAAGCAATCTATTAGTAGAGATGGAGCTGCACCGTGTTGGTCCCCGAGTAGCTGATAAATGGGTTCACCGTGCTTGGGTCAATAAAGACAAGAGGGATATTTTAAACTTTAAATTCTTCGATGAACCTAAATTTGAAAATTTCTTGCCTCACATAGAAAAACTGAACATAGGTGGCAAACACAGAGCGTTGGATCTGAAAAGAACAAGCAAAGACATGTTCGAGAGAGGAGATGCCGGCTATCAGAGGGCAAGGATGAAGAAGGGTCTATTGGATAGAGTTAAGATCGAGATCGAGGGCATATATCCTGGTAGGGATACCAAATCCATTCAGGACAGAAGGGAGCTATCGAGGAAGATATTTGACACTCCTTCCTTTGAACAGGTAGAGCTTTTAGGTGTAGACAAGCTGAGTATCGGCCTCACGGATATTGAGGAATTTAAAAAGGAAATAACTGTAAAAAAAGATAAGGATATTCAACCTAGCGTGAAACCAAGCGCGGTTGAAAAAGACAAAAAAGATAAGGAGGAAGATAAATGATTGACAATTTTATCGGCAAAAGATTTGGGAGATTAACTGTTCTTTATCGTATTAATAAATATTATTGGGCTTGCTTGTGTTCATGCGGAAAAAATATAAGTGTCATGAAAAATAATTTAAAAGCTAAGAGAACAAAATCTTGTGGCTGCCTAAATAAAGAGCTGGTAATAGAAAGGTCTTATAAACATGGTGATAATTGCAGAGGAAAAACAAAAAGACTTTATAGAATATGGATACACATGAAAACAAGATGTTATTCAGGAAAAGACAGAAATTCTCTTCGTTATCGTAAAAAAGGAATAATTGTCTGTCCTGAATGGAAGGATAATTATAATGCCTTCAAATCTTGGGCAATTTTAAATGGTTATCAAGATGATTTGACCATAGACCGAAAAAATAATAATGGCAATTATGAACCGAATAATTGTCAATGGTTAAGTCGTTCAGAAAATGCAAAAAAATATTGGAGGAAAGACTATGCCATTACCTGATTACGACCCCTCAAAGTATGCTTTGCTAAAACCCGGGAGATATATGTTCAGAATTACCGATCCTCCCACAAAGCACAGATTCGGAAAGGCTATAGGAATAATACTAAAGTTCCTATCATTTTCTGAGAAAGATGGAAGCATGAAAGAAAGCAGTTGTTTGATTTGGCCCTGGACTGATGAATACAGAATACTCAAGGAAGAGATAATCCAGTCATCCGAAGAAACTGCCTGGGTAGGGCGTTCATTCATGGGTGAGATAGAGATAGGCAAACATCCCACCAAGTTAGGGCAAAAGATACAGAATGTTATAAATATCGAGCCATTCAAGATGAAAGAAACTGAGGAAGAGCCGGAACCAGAGGTAGAAGATACTACGATTACTCCCCCGCTAGAAGAAGAAGGCGACCCGGGACCAGGAGAAGAGGATGCTCCCCCAGAAGAAGAGGAAACAGATACCACTCCCCCACCCCCAGAGGAAGACAAGCCGAGTCCAGAAGATGAAGAGGCTGCGAATAAAAAAGATTTTCCAAAAAAGGATGATGAGAAAGGTGGGCCACCCTGGTAAATGCAATCAAGGGCTAGTGGGTTTTTATCACCTCCTTCCGCCGAGGCGCAGACTCTCCTTTCCCCGCTGGCCCTTTAAATAATTGGAGGAAAGAATGATTGCTTTTAAGGAATTTGGCAAGACAGTCAAGATTCGTAACGATGATTGGAAGAAGATGAGAGAGAGGTTTGATGTTGACAAGGCTTGGTGGGATGGTGGCTATTATAAAATCTCAACGAGTTGCCCAGTCTGTGATAGGTATGTATGTCCAAATTGTCCATTTCATGTATTTGTTACAAAGGACGAGTTGGGTTGCATAAATTTTCTAGAAAAACTTTTGAAGCCTATGCACTTTGGGGCAGGAAACGAAGAGATAAGTTGGAGTAAGAGCAAAAACAAACTCGCTAGGAAACAGCTTGGTCAAATACTTAAAATGATGGATAAAATCGAGGCTTCACAATAAATGTATCCCCCAGAATTCGAGGAATTTTGGTTAGCCTATCCGCGGAAGGTAGAGAAGAAGAATTGCTACATAACGTGGCGAAGATTAACTAAGAAACAACAAAAGGAGGTAATCATTGCAGCAAAAAATTACGGAAAGGCTATGCAGGCAGAGGGCCGAGAGGATGAATACATCAAGCACGCAAAGGTATTTATTAATCCTGCCAAGGAGATATGGAAAGACTTTCTTGTATCACCTCAGAGCGCGTCTGATGCGTGGCTTGAGAAGAAATTGAAAGAGGGCAATGTTTGAGTCCCACTGGCAAATGCTAAAGGTTATAGGAATTATCTGGGTATGCCTTGCCCTGATAGTAAATATACTTTTTGACTATCAGGGCATTAAGAAAATAATAATAAAATGGAAAATAAAATAAACAATATAAATGGAAAAAGATTTGGCAAGTTGGTAGCCGTTGAGGAGACGCGACTAAGAAAGAATGGCAATATCATTTGGAGATGCGTTTGTGATTGTGGAAAACAAACAATGGTAACAGCAAATAATTTAAAAAATGGAAACACGAAATCCTGTAATTGCCTTCGACGGGAAATGATGAGTAAAACAATGTATAAGCATGGCGAAGCTGAGGGCGATAGTAGAACTAGGTTATACGAGATTTGGTTAAACATGAAAACGAGATGTTACAATCCGAATAACAAGGTCTATAAATATTACGGTGGGAGGGGGATTAAAATTTGTAATGCGTGGAAAGACAATTATAGCGCGTTCAGATTTTGGGCTATCTTGAATGGCTATCAGGACAATTTAACCATAGACCGAATAGATAGTAATGGCAACTACGAACCCTCGAATTGTCAATGGCTAACCAAGTCGGAACATGGTGTTAAATCAAATAGGGAGAGAAAATCATTAATATCATAATTTTCAAACGAGGGTTGGATAAATTAGAGGCTATCTTTAAACCTCTAACGGATGATCAGCGAGACTTGTATTTCGACAGGCTAAGACTCTTGTCTGAGGAATTGTTTAATAGCAGTATTGATTACATCTTGGACACATACAAAGATAAGGTCTTTCCCAAACCAGCCGACATCCTTGAAGCAGCAACCAAAGCTAGTTTTGAAACCTCTCCCGGGCTCCCCGACTATTCAGGCATAAAATGTAATATGTGTAAAGATATTGGTTATATATTAACACTCCATGCGAATGCCCAACCATCTGCGTGTCCCTGCGGTTGCAAGTTGGGCGAGAAAATAAAGCAGGAATGGATAAGCTTTTTCAAGCGAGGGAAGAAAAGAAAATGATTAAAGAAAACATCACGCAAAGGTTACGGCCCCTGGCCGAAGAGGTAAAAAAACTCAGAGATGGAATCCTTGAGACTAATGAAATAATCCACATCAGAATCCATCATAACCCCGAAATTATTGAAATACGGTTAGAAACAAGCAATGGCAACTACTACTATTACCCATTGAATCCAGACTATACCGAGCCAACGCGTTATGAACACAAGGAAAGATATTATGCGTTTAATCCAGAAAAATCTCCTTTGGGGAAGAAAAAATAAGACTACTGCCTGATTTTAATAGGAGGTAAAAATGTTAGAAATAATTAAAGCACCATCAAGCTTTTCCATGGTTCCTAATCGTAGGTATTTATTTTTAGCGGGAAGCATAGAAATGGGCAACGCGGAAAATTGGCAACAAGAAATAGAGGGTTTTTTAAAGGACCTTGATATGACAATTTTAAACCCAAGGAGAGATGATTGGGATTCATCTTGGGAACAAAGCATAGGCAATTCTCAGTTTCGAGAACAAGTTGAGTGGGAGCTTCAGGGTTTAGAAATATCAGATTTTATTGCCCTCTATTTTTCACCGGGAACAAAATCCCCCATTACATTATTAGAACTCGGTTTGTTTGCGAAATCAAGACCCGGAAAGCTAATTGTTTGTTGCCCCGATGGTTTCTGGAGAAAGGGGAATGTTGATATTGTTTGCCTTAGATATGGAGTTCAGCAAGTTGATTCTATCCAGCAGTTGGTAGATGAAATTTATCTACGTGTCGCATAAGAAGGGCAGTAACTCTGGAGGTAGGGATAACCTATAAGAGGGAGAGAAAGGTTTGATGGCCTCCACTCTCCCGCTGCCCTTCCCTTAAATAAAAGGAGAAATGAAATGCAAAATTGGAAGATTAAGAGGATGTCAGGCAAGAGGATTAATTTACATTTATCAGCAATAGCAGTGTTGGCGAAGCATTACAAGGAGGGAACGGATCTTCTATATTGTCCATTTTGCGCAGAGCTTGGGTGCGCAGATTGTTTGTGGGAAATAATTGAAGGGAAACAATGTTTTGATTTTAGGAGAGAACTAGGAATTAAGGGAGAGATGATAATAATAAGAAATTACAAGGAATGGCAGGAAGCTCGCATCCCCATGCTCAAGCGGTGGAAGAAGATATTACAAGCAGAGAAAGATAGTAGAACTGAGGGAGGAGGATAAATGAAACGCTGGTAAAGAGAAAAATGGAGACAGGAGAAGCACCTTTGGCAACGCCAGAAGAAGAAGAGAGCTAATAGGATGTTTGTTAGAGCTAGGAGATGTCGCATTCCTCGTCTTGGTAAGTTGTTTAATCTTTTTAACTAATGACCAATGAAAAAGAACTCACACATATCGACCTCTTCTCTGGAATTGGAGGATTCACGCTTGCGGGAGAATGGGCGGGGTTCAGGACGGTTGTCTTCTGTGAAAAAGAAGAGTTCTGCCAGAAAGTCCTACAAAAGAGATTCGGGGCAGTTATTGCCGACTCCCCAGTCATCGGATTACATCACGAAAAAGACGAGCAGAAGCTGGAAGAAGAAAGGGGCAGTAAATTTTACTCTGGCAAATCCAGAAATATTCCCATCATCCCAGAAATCAGAGACTTCAATGGAACGAAATGGAGGGGAGCAACTCTTCTTACCGGGGGCTTCCCCTGCCAGCCTTTCTCCGTTGCCGGGCAGCGACGAGGCAAAGAAGATGACCGTTACCTCTGGCCAGAAATGCTCAGGGTTATTAGTGAAGCAAAGCCCCGTTGGATACTTGCAGAGAATGTGCCTGGAATCTTTAGGATGGCACTCGACACGGTGCTTGCTGACTTGGAAGGCGAAGGTTACACCACGGGGACATTTATTATTCCAGCTTGTGGCCTCAACGCCCCGCATAAAAGGAATAGAGTCTGGATTGTTGCGAACTCCATCGACGACGGAATGCGAAGGGGGAGTCATGGAAATTCGGGAGGAGGCAAACGCACATTACAAGCTAAGAGACCAAATAGCCATGCTCCCGACCCCGACAGCAAATACAGCCAAGAATTTATCCCCAGGAATAAATTACGACATGAGAGAAAAGAAGAAACATCTCGACGGGGTATTCATGAAACAAATTGGCAAGAAGACTGGTATGAAGTTGCAACCCGCTTTTGTCGAGTGGATGATGGGGTTCCCGATAGGGTTCACCGACTTAAAGCATTAGGGAATGCGATAGTGCCGCAAATAGCTTATGAAATATTGAAGAGAATCGCATGGATAGAAAATGAAAGAGCTACCGATTAACCAAATAATCTGCGGGGATTGCCTTGGGGTGATGAAGCAAATGCCTAATGAATGTGTGGATATGGTACTTTGCTCGCCGCCCTACTGGGGTCTTCGGGACTACGGAATAGAGCAGATATTCGGAGGGGATAAAGATTGTGAGCATGAATGGGATGTTGTTGCGGGATTGAGGAAAGCTACCCCCGGTGATTTACCAAGCTCTAAAAGTATTATTGCAGCCAAGAGAACCAATGCGGAAAACAGACCGGGAAAAGACTCAAATCGTTGCCTTAAATGCCAAGCATGGAAAGGCCAGCTCGGGCTTGAGCCTACGCCTGAACTTTATATCGAGCATCTTACTGAAATATTCAATGAGGCCAAGCGAGTGCTGAAGAAAGAGGGGACATTTTTTCTGAATATGGGGGATACCTATAATTCTCAAGGTTCAAGAAATAAAAATTATGATAATTTTCATCATCAAGGTCAGGATGAAATCAGTAAAAAAGTAGGTTCTATTTATCAAAATAATATTCCCAATAAATGCCTTCTTATGATCCCAGAACGCCTTGCTTGGTCGCTAATCCAGAATGGTTGGATCCTCAGGAATAAGATCATCTGGTATAAGCCTAACTCTATGCCATCATCAGTTAAAGACAGGTTCAGTAATACATACGAATTTGTTTATATGTTCAGCAAGAATCAGCGTTATTTTTTCGACCTGGATTCGGTGAGGGAGCCATTGGCTAAAGAGAGCTTCGATAGATACAAATATCCATTTAATGCTTTTGGTGATGGGCTAGAGTCGGGGCAAATTTCAAGAAAGAATCCCACAAAAAGAATAAATTTAACAAAACATGACCAAGCCGTAGGGAGAATAGGAGATTTCAGTTATACCGATCCATTACACACAAAAGAAAATCATCCTCTCGGCAAAAATCCAGGCGATGTAATTGAGGCTGGTGCAGAAACAAGGACAATGGGTGCAATTATTGGATCGGGCGGTGGGGTCAAGATTCCAGGTGGCAAAGGATGGACAGGGCATCCAAAAGGAGGAGGGGCAGCATGTCAAAAGGATCCACGCTGGTGTCCATCAGAAGGAAAAAATCCTGGCGACTTTTTTGAGATAAATACCCAGCCATTCCCCGAAGCTCATTTTGCTGTATTCCCTGAGAAGCTATGTGAGAAGCCGATTAAGGCTGGATGTCCAGAAGATGGCATAGTCCTTGATCCTTTTGCCGGGGCAGGGACAGCTCTCTATGTAGCCAAACAATTACGGCGAAGATTTATAGGCATAGATATCAAACAAGAATACTGCGATATGGCAGAGAAAAGACTGGCACAGGGAGTTTTGTAGTGTCGGATAATAGTAATTATGTAAACCAGGGAGGCAAAAATGAAGGAACAAAAACAGTTCGATGATAGCAAATATAGGTGGGACATAGATGGGCTTAACTTTATAAAGTATATCTGGATAGCCATCCCACTTATATTTGCCCTATGGTTTTTATTGATTTTCTTTTTAGAAAAGTGAGTCGCATAAGGATATGTCAACTAACAGGAGGAAATTATGAGTCTTTACAACATTTTACACGGGACGAATTATTTAACGCCCGTCTTGCTTGCTATTCTGGATATTGACCAGAAAGAAGGCAAGTGGGGCAGCGGAAGATTCAGGGACATTTATCTGAATGAGGATGGAACAAAAATCATTCTCTTCACAAGAAATGGAGGGGGAAATAGAGAAAGCTATTTCCCAGATGAGATTAGAAAGCATCCTAATTACCTCACGGATTATGACGATGATTTTGACTGCACCTATGCCTATATAGAATTTAGCGTCCCCAAAGGATTTAAAAGGACGATGAGAAAATTTTCAACAGGAGAAAGGGAGAAGAGCTTGAAACAAAAGACTGATGAATACCTGGATAAGCTAAAGAAGGGAGAGGTTGAGGTCCCAAAACAAATCAAGAAGATATTCGAGGAAATATCTAAAGGAAAGGGAGGCACTTTTAAGGTTTAACCGTGTCGCATAACCAGTCAACAGGAGGAGTGAATGAAAAAAGGAATAATAACACCACGTAAAATAACAAGGTATGTTTTAGACATTGAATGTTCTTGTGGAAGAAAAAAAACCTATTATTCGTATGAAACAAACAAGAAGAGAGCCATACAACATCTTCCGATACTTTGGAATGGTTGGCGATTGTCCCCGATAGTGCATTGCCTTCTTTGTTCCGAAAAACTGAAGAGACAGGAAATAATAGCAAGGAATATGTCAACTAAGGAGGAGTGAATGAAACCTGAGAAGCAACTAGAATTATGGGTTAAAGGAGAGTCGGTTCATAATGATGAACGAGGTGAATGTTGTCCAGACTTTTCTTGCTGTAAACCCTGGCTTTTAGCTCCTGAACATGAGAGAAAAACTTTTTTCGAGGCTGACCGAAAAGGAGACACTAAAACCACGACAAGCATGTTATTTGAATTTCTTGGTAGGGCGTTTGCTTCGCCAAGCGTATATGTGGCTGGATACAGTGAAAATCGCAAGAAGAAGCGTGTCGCATAACCAGTCAACCAGGAGGTAAAAATGAATAGACCATTTGATAAAATCCACGATCCCCTATCTTCATGGGGAAGGTTACTTATACCCTGGTTTGGTAAAGACCAAGAAGGAAGGCGCAGGTGGCTTGCATGGTTTGATATAAGGGGAGCTTCCCACAAGAAACGCCTCAAAAAAACTGACAAATATGGATTTCATAATTGTCGCCTATCTGGAGGTTAAATCGCACAAGCAAGTCAAACAGGAGGAATGAATGAATAAACTTTGGTGGTGGATATTTAAAAACGAATGGATTCCATTAGGAAGGTTAGCTCCTTATGTTCTAGGCTGGGCATTGAGAAGTAAGCCAAGGAGGGTTAAATGACCGACCCGAGAGCCGGTAAAACGTATCACGTAACTTGGGAACAATGGGAAAGGCACTGTGCCGAATGTGGAATAGACCCACGGGAACAGTGCGAAGACGGTGAAGATTTAGGCGGCGGGGATAGCTATGCAATAGTATGCTACGATGAACCGCCAAAAAAGGAGGAGGACGAATGAGCAAGTTAATAAGCAAGTGCTGTGGGGCGAAGGTTGAATTTTCGAAATGGGGGATGACTACTGATGGCAAAAACATTTATTACTCTGGATATATTTGCCTTGAATGTCATAAGCCCACCAAGGTCGAAAAAAAAGAGGAGGAGGGGAAATGATAAAACTCACCAAAGAAGAAGTAAGCCTGTGCAACCAGGTGGCGGAGAGGTATAGGAAGGACTTACATTATGGAGATTGGTATATAGACACGTGCAAAAATAGCACTCCACTCGTTGCTGGTTCTGTTCAAATTAAAAAGTTAAAGGTTGGATATGAAATAACTAAGCTAGTTCAAAATAATAAAAAAGTTACTCCCCTCTGGACTATATCCGACTGCTTGGAGTTTTTGAGGGAAAGGGGATTCACTATTATCCAGGCTTGCGAACATCCCATGAGTAATGAGTGGATTGTTGAAGTCAACCCCTACTTCTCAAATGCTGTCAAAATCATGGGACATAAGAGTTTTGATGTTAGGGGGGATACGCTTCTTATTGCCTGCCTGAAAGCCTTGTTAACCGTGCTTGAGGAGGAAAAAGAAGAGATAAGGACAAGGGGTGCAGGATGGGGGAGAGGCAGAGGAGGCAAACCATGACCGATAAGTTAAAGGAAGAGAAGCTTTTGGGCAAATTAGACCAATGGATAGGACGTGCACGAAGAGATGAAGCACCCGACAATATAATTTGGCATATAGATGATGATAGTGCATATCAAGACATCGTGGCGTTGATACAGAAATTCAGCGAGGAATGTGTGAAGTCCTATAAAACTGGCTATAAAGCAGGGATTGTTAATGAAAATAGCAGGATGAGAAAGAAGCCAAAAGTTACGGATGAATGGTATGAGGAGAGGGTGAAAGAGTTCTTAAAGAAAACCTATGGAAAACCTATTTATCCTATTAGCGTTAGAGATTTAACAGACTTCATCCGTAAACTGATTAAGGAGATTCAGGGGAGATGATTAATAAAGTAGCCAAAGGAACAAGAAAAGAAAAGGCTTGTGCAGACGACCTTAAAGCCCAAGGCTATCTCACTTGGAAAGTGATAAGGGTAAAATATCAAAGCCTCGATCTATTTGGTCTCTTTGATGTTTTAGCCCTTTCACCAGATGGTAAAAAGCTACTCTTTATTCAAACAAAGTCTAATCGATGTGATACGGAAACCAGAGATAAGATTAAAGCGTTCATGCTACCTGAGAACTGTGAAAAATGGATATGGATTTGGAAAGACAGAAAATACTGGATTAAGGAATTTTATGACTAGGGGCTTGATTTATCAAGCTCACATTTTGCACAAGAAATGGTCATTTTCCCTATAGCTATGGTATTCGGCGAGTTGAGAACATCTCTCTAATGGACTCTCAGAGGCTTGTTTTTCAGGGAAAAAGTAGCCTGCCCCCTTTTTTATTCTTTCTCTTCCTTTTTTTCGTCAGCTGAGAAATTCAAAATGGCTAAAAAATTGTTTATCAGCATTGAGAGACCAAAATAAGCCTCAGCCTTACCCGCAAGATATGCCCTCTCTACCTCATTTATATTAGACTTAAAAGTTCTAAAGATTCTTTTGGGATTCGATTGGCTTTCAAGAAAAGGCGCGATAATTTCTTTCCATCCTTCTGTATCAGTTGTTACTCTTATTTTCTCTGCCATAGGCCTCATCTCTTTGATATGCCTTTTAACTTCTTTATTGAAGAACGTCTCTGGCTCTTCTTGATCTAAAAACTTTCCGAATTTCTCGTAGAGTTCCTCGTTTGCTTTGCCAAATGGACTCTTTGAAATTACTGTCATGGTAATACCTCCGTTATAATGTAGGCGTTGGTTGCTTCTCTTGTCCTGGTAAGGGGGGTTCCTCGGCTAACTGTTGCAAGCCCTGAGCCGTTCCCTCCTGTCCCATCTCGCTCATCATGGGAATTATCTGCTTGATGTCTTTGTTTCCTAATTTCTGGAGCAACTGCTTAACTAAAGCTGGTCTGTTTACTTCAGGAAGCTGGATCAGTCTATCAAAACTTTGAATCATCATGTTCAAATTAATTTCCTTGACACCTACAATGGATTCCGTCATCGGCTGAATCTGAAACATTTTTTTAAGTTTTTCCTGATCTAGGTCGTAAAATTCATTGGCATGATTATCTGGTCCAATAATAGAAATATAGTCTTCCTTCGACAGCCACTCTCTCAAAGAGTTTATGATTCTTCTTGCCAAAGGTTGCAACACCTGAAAGTCAATTTTTCTCAGGATCCATTCGGTTCTGCTCTGCGCTGCCTGCTGTAGTCGTATGATTCCTGTCGCTGTCTCCTTCCTTCGTGGGGTTCCACCCCGAGCATAATCGAACATGCTTGTAACACTCTGCATGTCCCATTTAAGCTCTTCGCTCTCTTTGTAAGAGGAGGCAGTAACATCGTCAAACTTGAGTTCATCCAATGCCTCTTTGATATTTATTCCCCTAATGATGTTTCCCGGTGCCGATTGAATAGATGACAGATCGATCTCACCAGCTAATAAATCAAGGGTAAATACTTTATTAAGTATTAAGGATACATTGTCCCTGCGCTGTGATCTGAGCAGGTTAAGATCTAAATTCAATGGCTTGACCTGTTCTACAATATCAAACCCAAAGAATTCTCTGACTCCTCCTGTGGTTCTACAATCCAATACCGGCAGATCGTATATGGAAGGTTTTAACTCTGCACTCTTCTTTCTTGTATCCTGAATGATGGCCCTTCTTCCGCCTATGGTGATAACATCTCCCTCAAACATACAATCGAGGAGCTCCACCTTGCGTGTTTTTTCATCATAGCCAAAGCCTGTGGCTGATCCCATTCCAATATCCGAAAGCATTTTAGATACAGGGTCCTCTCCCACTTCCCCACCTTTGACCCTATCTACTCCTTCATACTCCCCTTTTCTTTCAAGCCTTTTGAGATTGTCAAAATCTTCCCTTGCCCTCTTTATCAGCCAGCCCATCCTGGAAAGTCTTTTAATCTTAGGCTCAGGGAACATATCATGGGGGTGGGGAACATCAAGATAATACCTGTCATAAACAGTTTTGGTTTCTGTCAGTGGTTCTCTTTCAAGGAGCGTGTCCCATCGTGCTGTCATTTTTGCCCTTCTCTCTTCAACCATCGGATAATTAACCAGATAGCCGATGTTAAAAATAGCCGAACTCTTGAAGAGTTCTTCAAGCTCCAGAACAAACTCTGTGGATTCCTCAGTCAATGCCCAGTGCAGAATCTCTTGGATTTCGCTGGCCAAGTCATAACTGACCGATCTCATTCTCGGTTCAATCGCATAAACGATCGGGCTTGCCAGTATAGAAAGCATGAGATAGGCCACCCTATCCTCAGTATAGGCGAAGGCATAAGGAACGAAGATGTTGTGTTTATAGACCTTCTCTGAGCCTTCCTGGTAGCATTTATATAGCTTATAGTTCTTTTCACCCGACTCAAAGAAATCTTTGCAGTATTCTTCACTGGCCTGGAATCTTCTTAACCATTTCCTAATCTCTTCCAGTTCTTGAACAGATGTTTCTTCTGCCATTTTCATATCTCCATATTATAGAAAATCTTTTCTTTCCCATCTATCTCTAAGCCTCGTATCATATGCAGCCAGCGAGGCAATATTAGGATAGCGGACATTCGCATTTATAATATACTTTTCGCAGTCCACAAAGTCGTCATCCAGTTTCTTAGGCCTGTTTTTAGCTCCTTTTTCTGCCCTAGCTCTGACCGTTCCCCAAGATTCCCAAGTATAGTTCTGCATCTGTCGAATAAGATTAGGACAGGTTCTAAATATATGAAATGTGGATTCAGGAATATCAACAAGCATATCAATAATCTTGTAATAGAAAGTCTCAAAAGTTCTGCTCGCCTCGGTAAAATGCAACCCGTTGCTGGCGAATATTTTTTTAACGCTTTCCACACCTTTGGCAGCTTCCTCAACCTTTCCGTAGGTAGGATCCATGACTCTTTTATGCACCTTTTCTTTGGCCAGGTTTTCTATCATTATTATCTGATAGGCCTCTTCTGGGATAGTCATCCTTCTTTCCGCATAGACAAATTCCTTTTCCCTGTAGAACCAAAAATGGTTTCTTGGATCAATCGCACACCACAAGGCACAGTCCGGCTTCTGGGGATGCGGGTCTATCGCCATCACCCTTATCCATGAGTTGGGAAGTGGAAAAGGCTCACAGGTATGTTTGTGATAATCAAACTTTGGAAAAACAAGACCGTATTCCCTTGTATATTTACCTTCATATAACCTCTTGGCATCTGTTTTCTTGCCTTTTCTCTCAAGGTCTTTGATCTGCTCCTCTAGTTCTTCCTTGTCTATATAAGGATTGCAGTATGATGAAAAGTTAAATCCCTGTTTCTTCTTCCCACTGCGCTTATAAAGAGCATCCTCATACATCTCGATAAATTGCGGTGTTATGGCATTTGCTATCGGGTCTGGCACGGTTCCTATAAAGAGTGTGTTTCCCTTAAAATCAAGCAACATCGGCCTCACAATGTCATACCAGATAGTCCAGGGGATTGCCGGGAACTCGTCAAAAACTACGAGATGCAATCCAGCACCAAGCATAGGCAACTCCCTGATAGTCCCCAAAAACTCAATTAAAGTTCCATTTTTAAGCCTTAAAGTGTGGAGATCCTCCCTTTTTTTCCTTATCAAATCACCCGGTAAATAAGGAGGGAGTATATTGCTGTGTTTATCTAACCTTGGTTCTATCATCAGATTCCATGCGATCCTGTATGCCTGTCTCTCTGTATGGGCCACATACCATATCCTTGAACCTGGGATCTCAACAGCATGGTCAATAACCTCATTTACAGCAACAGTGGTCTTTCCGAACCTCCGTCCAGTAATGGCCATGGCTATCAATCCCCCGCACATAGGTCTTAGAGCTCCATGTATCTCTTCCTGCTCGGCAAATGGCACATAGTTTCCTCTTATCTGCTGACAGGGCGATTTAAGAGAATCTCTTACTTGCTGTTTTATCTTCCTTTTCTGCAACCCGCGCTTTATTTTCTGTCTGTGGATTTTAGTCTGATATTGCTTTTTCCCCAGCTTTTTTACCCTTTCTTTTTCTTGAATCTCGGCCCACTTCTTCCTTCGTTCATTATTTTCTCTGTTAAATCTTTCCAACTCTGTTGTCATTTTATATCCATCTCACTTGCGCCCAGAAGCACATCGTTATAAAATTTTACTGCCTTAGCCATAATCTCTAATTCTTCCTTATCGAGAGACATTACAAATGCTATTCGCTCTTTCTCGTTCATTCCAGACAGGGGGTGCATGTTTCTTAATGAAGTTCCTATCCCCTGCATTATGGATTTTGCAACTTCCTGTCTAGTTTTGCCTGTCGTCTCAGCTTCGATTACATGCCATTGGATATACTCTTTAAAGGCTTTCTCCTCAGCCTTTTTATCTCCATACCTGTGGGCCAGCTTTAAATCATATAAAGCACTTCCTCGCGGGGTCATCCAGAATCCCTCTCCCCTCTTCCCAAACTTTTTTAAGTAATCACCCTTCATATCAAATGCTTCATGGTAGGCTGATTCAAATGGATCAATCTTATAAACCGCAAACAACGGCAATGTCTCGACATAGGGCTTGCCTGGCTTTCCCTGGATTGCCTTATACTCATTCTCAAGTGCCATACTCTTGGCAAGATGTAATCCCCTATCTCGTATTGTCTTGGGATCAAAAGCATCGGGAAAAAGTGAACGTCTAAGCATTACCTCGGAAACACCCTTAATCGGATGTAGCCCTTGAACAACTTGATTAACTGGTGCTTTAAGCATGTGTTTGCCAATGTCCTTGATTGACTTTTTACCACCTAACCAATCTGAAACTAGATTAGCTGGTGCGTCTAATCCAAACCACTCAAGAAAATCACCCAATGCACCCAACCGTGAGAAATAAATAATGTTTCCTTCCTTGTCTCTTCCCAAAATAATATGCGTTCTCCCTTTTACCTCATCTGGCAACAATCGCTCTTCATCTGGAAACTTCAGATGATTCCAAGCCTGCAAGATCGTTGTCAGTGCAGTAGCCTTAATTGCGAATCGTCCAAACTTGAGTGCCATTACAGGAGTTCTTGAAAGAATAGGTAATATTCCTTTCCCCACTCCAATGGCAGTTGGATTGTCCCTAACGGCATTTTTAAACAGCCTCACATATCTTCTAAAGTTAAGTTCCTTCCAGGACCAGAAAGGGAAAACTTGTTCTCTGATACCTTGGCCAAACACTGAAATCTCATCGTATGCACCGAGGAGTTCATTGGATAGCCTGAAAGCCTTATCTCTTGGGTTTTTAAGAGCATTTATCTCCTCTGGAATCGAAGCACCATAATTCTTGGGCTTGCCTTCGGGACTCTTTTTTATCTGCTCTAAATAATCAAGATAATTGGCATACCTTAAAACTGCCTCTCTGAAATCAGTTGACAATCGTGCTGTTCGCCAGTATTTCTTCCATGCTTCTTCAGGAATGCGCTGGATTCCACCTTTTTTATCAGAAAACTCCTTGAACCACTTGAGACCTTTTATATCTCCTAGCTCTTGCGCCTGTAGCGTAGTCTCCATTCCACCCCTATTGTGCCATTCTTTCATTTCTCCCTTAATGGGTTTGTCAAGCACATAAAAATCATAAAGGTCGGATACGGCCTTGGGGGTTTTTTTAAAACCACGCATATTACCTACAAGTGCTGCATCGGCATCTCCAGTCAAGTTTCTGAGGTTATATTTGATGTGCCTTCTTGGTGATATAAGTGTCCATACTTTCCAGGCCCTCAAGACCTTTTTATTCAGCTTTCCTATCCAAGATGGTCTTTCTCTCTGGCTCAGGTCATTAAGTGTCTTGGCAAGCTCATTCTTTATCACCCATTCTTTCCTTTTTCTACCCCTTGCCAAGGCTTTACTCAGGCTATCTTTTACTACTCCAATATCACCCAGTGCATCATTCATTATGTCCTGGGCTATCCTGGAGGGGATTGTATCTGCCAGGTAAAATGTATTTCCTTCCTTGGGTTGCCACACCTCGTATCCCTCTGGAATAGCATCGTGCCAGTTTTCTAATTCCTGTTCCTTTGCCCTTGCCCTGACCTTTTTTGAAATATCATAATTCTTCTCGAAGAAATCTATCGTCTTGTAAACCTCAATATCGTAAAGCATCTGCGACATTACTTCATATTCTGCCTCAAAGTAGTCCGTATTTATGTCAAATTCACTGCCTTTCCGTTCTTCCAGAAAGCCTCTCTTCCCGGGCTTCCTCAATCTCTTGCCAGTTGTCGCCACTCCTTTTGTCCTGGCATACTCAAGAACCTGATGCCTGAAATAGTCGGGCTTCTCTAATTTACCTTCTAAGTCAATACCAGCTCTTTTCGCATATCTGACATAATCATTTGTTACTGCGTCCCAAACCCTTCGCCTTTGCTTTAATGCGTCAGAAACCGCGACATGTTGG